CAGACTCTTGAGTGACGCGCATCTTCTGTCCGGCCACGTCCACCACGTCGCCAACTTCGAGGCTGCTGACCTGAATGGCCTCCGGCAACGCCTCATTGAACGCGGCGTTCTCGAAATCCACGCGCTGAGCCTCGTCCCTGCGTAGGTTCTGCTCCTGCTTGGTCTGCTGCTTGTTCTGGGTGGTAGAGGATGCGGAAATCTCACCGATCATGCGCCACATGTCGGAAACGTAAACTCCAAGAGCCTCCGCCGCCTTGTCGGGGGAGAGTCCCGGTCCTGCGGAGGCATAGATTTTCTGGTGAGCCGGAGGAAGCGTCGGAGCATCGTCCCACAGGGACTTGTTCTTCTCCCAAAAGTCTCCGCCCATTTTCTGAGCTTTGCTTTTGCTCATCAAACGACCCAGACTGACCAGTTTCCGAATGGTCGGGTGATCGAGGAAGCTGAGAGATGCAGCCTTCCTCTTGGGGGCTGGGGCGGTGCCAACGTCTCCCGACGTGGGCTGTCCTCCAGGTAGCGATGCTGTCGGCACTTCCCCCGCAGGGGTGATTACTTGCGTTTGGACTTGCCCGCTTTCGAGAGGGCGATTGCGACCGCCTGCTTCTGCGGTCGGCCTTCCTTCATCAACTGGCGGACGTTCTTCGACACGGTTTTCTGAGACGATCCTTTGGCTAGGGGCATTGGTAGGGGTGGGTGTGGGTTGCGTTGCTGCCGCAGCCGGAGTGACGGCGGTAGTCTGCCCGGTCATACGTTGGATATACTCGTTCGCAGACGGGGTGACTGGTTGCTCGCCAGCGTTGATACGGGCGGCTTTCGCGGCGAGATCGGTGATCGCCGGATTTGGAGCTTTGCCTCCACGAGGCGACGGCTGCATGATCGAAGCCAATCGCTGCTCTGTCGGCGATGCCGCTCCCTGAGGAGCAGGCTGGCCCGGAGTAAGCTGCTGGCGCATGGCCTCGGTAACCGTTGCCTCGACGGCCGCCTCCTTGGCTTTCTCCACGTTGGCGGCACCTTTGCCTGCCAGATCATTGGCGGATTGCCTGAGAGCGTTGGCCGTGGCCGGGGCCACACTTTCCACGTTATCCGCAGCGTTGAACACGGCGGCAACAGCGGCGTCGGCGTCCATTGCCACTTGCTCGACCCGGGCAGATTCCTGAGCGGCTGTGTCCGCCACGGGATCAACGGGGGTTGTGGCAGGTTTGCCAATCCTCATGTTGAACATCTCAGCGGCGGCATTGGCGTCGCCTTTCTCCATGAGCTTGGCCGCATCACGGATGGACTGGAGCCGCTGGTATGCCTCAGAAGCCTTGCCGTAGTTCCGATTATCGGAGGCTTCCGCAAGCTGCTTCCGGGCTTCGATTTCCGACCCCACCAAGCTCAACGCAAATTGCTCGGGAGAGACCGTCGTCGGCTCCGCCTTCTTGGGGCCAAGAGCCGATGCGCCAGCCTTGATGACGCCCCCGGCTCCGAGCATGAATCCAGTTCCGTAGAGCGCGGCAGGGGCGACCTCCTTGGCCCCACGGATAACCCCCTCCACTCCGGCATAAGGGTTGGCGACCTTGGACGGGTCTTCGCCTCGCAGGACTGCTTCCATCTTGGCTTGGTCCCATCCCTGGCCACCGACCTGCGTGGCAGTTTCTCCGGCTACTTCCAGAGCGGCGTCGGCAGCAAGCAAGCTGCCCTTGCCCAGAGCGGACTTTGCGATCTTAGAGAGCGCATTTTTCCCGAGCCCAAACACTGCCTGACCGACGCCAAAAGTCAGCGCGTTGGAGATACCTTCCGGTCCGGCCTCCCACATGCCAGTATTCTGGGCGATAGGAAGCAGTTGCTTGTAAAGATCGTCCTTTTCCTCCCTGGAGAGGGAGCGTCCGGCGTTCTTCTCCGCCAAGGAGAAGGCATCACGAAGGAACTGGTTCCCCGCCATGGTGTAGGCGGCCCCGCCGGAGGCCAGCGCCCCGCCGAGGAATCCGCCGATCTGCTGACCAAGGAAAGAGCCAAGACCGACAGCGGCCGGAGTAGCCACAGCTCCCGCGCCAGTGGAGACGGCTCCGGCTCCGCCAAGCCATCCACCGATAGCTCCGCCAGCCATTCGGCCTGGAACACTGCCCGCCGCAGCAGATGCCATGGCGGCAGTAGAGAAGCCGGAGCTGGGGGCGAACTCACGAGCGGCAGAGCCAAACGAAGTGGCCTCTCCCTTGGCTTCGAGATCGGCCTGCTTCGTCCGAATCTCCTCATCGAAGGCGTCTTTCTCGGCCATCGCCTGCTTGTATTCAGGCGTCCATTCGTCTGGATGTGTGAGTCCTTGCCGGAGCTGGTAGTATGCTGCTTTGGTGCTGACCGGAATACCGCGCAGCACATCCCAAGTTGAAGATAGTGCATCGCTGGCGCTGATGAACGGGCGATCTTTGGGTGCTTCTGGTGTCGGGACAGAATACTGACTGCTCTTGCTGGTGACAAACTCGTCGAGCGTCGTGACTTCCTCGGGAGACAGGTTTTGTCCGGCCTCGAAGTCCGCCCTCCATTTCAGCAGAGACGTGGTTTTCTGTTCGGGAGTGAGCGTCGAAAAGTCAGGGAGACTTTCGACCTCATCCCATCGCGGAAGGGAAGTCGGCATCCCGGAAGATTTCCCCACCTCGGAAATAAATCAAGCCAAGTCCTTACGGTTGTTTGGCCCGCTTGACCTCTTCGATGTATCGCTTCATGGCGTCGATCTGCATGTTCTTGCTGCCCCTGACCATCTCCGCCTCCCCAAGGATGTTCTTAATGGTGGTATCGGGGACCATGTCCGGCGCGTCGAGGAGAGAGGTGATGTCTTCCGCCACGGCGTTGCGCTCGTCCGCCTTGTCAGCGGAAATCGAGTTCCATTTCTGGGCGAGATCAACCAGACGGTTGCGCGTTTGCAGATTCGGGACCTTGCGGAGCGGGCCTTGGAACGCCTCGTTGAACTCTTTGTACCTCTCCTCAATCTTGGCCGGGATGGGCACTTGGTTCTCGTCCACAAGCCCGTCGCGCAGATGCTCCGGCAACTGCGAAAGCTGTGTGCGGGCTTTGACCAACGACTCGAACCGGCGGTCAAGAACCGGAGCCAGTTCACGAGCGGCGTCAGGAAACTCCTGCACAAACTTCTCCATCTGGTTCTCGTCCGCCGAGCGCAGGAACTTGAAGGACTCGTCCAGCATGCCTTTCTGCATCGCCTTCTGCTGCTGTTCCTGCATCCTGGATGTCGCCGTGCGCTGGCGGTCGGCCAGGGAGAGCACATGCTGCACCGGAGAGGACGAGAACGTGTCCGCGCCAAATTGCATGGCCACAGCCCGGACTTTGTTGTCGTAGTCCGGGTCGAGAGGGCTGATCTGGTTGATGGCCGAGGCGGCCTGTCCTTGCAGCTCCGCCCGTTGCCGCTCCTGCTGCATCTTGCTGATCTGCTGGATGAACTTCGCCGAGGAACCGAACATGCCTGTGGTAGGGAACTCCGCCGGGGCGGTCAGGGATGGCGGCGGAGGCGCGTTGAGAGCTTCCGCAATCGAGGCGCGTTCTTCGGGAGTGATGTCGGAGAAGGGCATGGTGAATTTTTAGCGGCGGGCGTTCAACTTGGTCCACTCGTCAATCGCCTCGGCAGGAGTTTGCTGCGCAGTACCCATGGCCTTCCATTGCTTCACATTTTCAGCAAGAAGGCGGTTAAGCTCGTTGACACGCGCAGCAGTTTTGGCGGCTTCCTCTGGGGTCAACGGAGTTCGTGACTGGAAGTCATTTTGACCTTGAGGCTCGTCCGACCATGTGTAGCTCATCAGATTGCCCTTACCAAGATCACGAGCTTGTTGAAGACGTTGAAGTTCTCGAACTAGATTGCCTCGCTGTTCTCCCAGTAGTTTCAGCTCCTTGGACGGCAACCCCTGCACGCCGTATTCGGCTTCCATCTGTGAAAGCCGTTCTTTCTCTTGGGGAGATAGCGGGACTTTGGTTGGGGTCGGGGCTGGAGTTTGGGTTGCCGCTGGGGACGGGGATTCCGCCGTATCAAAAGGGTTACTGTACGGAATGTCCGCCAAAGAGACCTGCGGAACATCGGGTCCATAAAACTGATCCATTTGTTCGCGGAAGGTGGTCGGAGCCGGAGCTGGAGCTGGAGCTGGAGCCTCTGGCGTCCGCTTCGGGCCGTCCTGATAGATCGACTGCTGGAGCAAATCAGACAGGCGTTGACGGTCGGCAACAGTTCCTTCGCCGCGATTGATCGCCGCCCGTGCCTCGGTTCCCGTTTCTCCGGCATACGGAGTAGGAGCAGCCAACGGCTTATTGGTGCCGATCACCCGGCCCTGTTTGTCCACGATGGTCTGGTAGCCGTTGTCGGAAGTCACCATCTGCGAACCGCCAGGGAGCTGACGTTGGGAGCCGATGAGTTTGGCATTTTGCTCCACCCATTGCTTCTCCGCATCGTTCATGAATCCGTCTGCGGCGGAGCGTTCTCCGGTCATCCATTGCTGCTTGCGGGCGTCGAGAACTGCCTGCTGTCCTTCCCGAGCCGCGAGGCGGCGGCGGGCTTCGGCAAGAATCTCGGCTTGGTAGGCTTGATTGGCTCCGGGTGAATTGATCGGAGTGTTGCCACCCGTCATGATGGCAAAGTTCAAGGACTGCTCTGGGGTGAATACTTGGGGAGTGGCCATAAATTAGAAGGTGAGAGGTCCAGCCCCGAGATTGAGAGGTCCAGCTCCAACATTGAGGGGGTTCAACGGGTTTTTCTTGGCAGTCCCCGTGGCTTGCGACTGCGACATGTTGAAGGTGGCAGGGATATTCATGGGGGATGCCGCGAGGTTGATCGGTGGCGTTGTTCCTGGAACTCCAAGCCCCATGGGATTCAGGACATTCGGCTTGGGAGAGTCGCTCTGCCCTTGGACTGTGCCCGGAACTCCTTGCGTCATGGCGTTGAACGCCTGCTTGCCCTGCTCCGTCGGAGACAGAACTGTCGGAGCGGGCGCGGTGGGAGGAGGTGCGGAAGGGGACGCAGGCGCGGTCGCCAAATTCTGAGATTCCTGCTCCTTCTGCTGGTCTTTACCCATGAACTTGTTGTAGATTTCGTCCATCTGGGACATGCCTTTTTTCTCCGCCTCCAAACGAGCGCGATAGACATCGCCAGACAACTGCGCATTGGCGAGACTCGCCTGCTGACCGGCCATAGCTGCCCCAAATTTGGCTGCTTCGACTTGCCCCGGACGTGCGGTGCCTCGGGAGATCATGCCCACAAGTCGTCCTGGATCGGTGGTGCTGCGGCCCACAGGAGTCGCGGCACGGTTGGCCAAACTGTTGGCCCCGAACGGCTGCTGTTGGAGCTGCTGAAACTGAGAGGGCTGGGATTTGTCCCACGGGTTTGAGGCGTATGACCGATTGAATTGCGAAGGAGTAGCCATGGAAAAAGTCAACGGGTGGTAGGTATCGCACGGAGGCCAGCCGCAGCAAACGAGCCATTGAACACATGTCGCGCCATTCCACGGGTCTCTTTCAACTGCTGATTGAGGAGGGAGTAGCACCGTCCCCAATAAGCGTCGGCAGAGGCCGGATCGTTGGCGTCCTCATAAACTAGAGCCAAAATTCCCATCTTCAAGGCTCCAATATTGGCTGGAACCACCGGCTCGTCCTCCAGGACAAGCGGAAGATACTTGAGCTTGCACAGCCCGGTCACGACTTTGGTCGTGTTGGCGAGGCGGTAGCGGCGGTATTGCGGACGTGTTTCGCCGGGGGCGTATTCCGCCAGCAGGGTCTCATCATCGCCGTTGACCACATAAAGCTGCACGACGCCTTTCGTCACAGGTTTGACGACGGACGTGACCCGGAAAAAGCTCTGCGCGGTGTCCACCGGAGTCTCGGCCAGCTCAACTTCCTCGCCGAGGGAGCCTTCGTTGTAAACGTCGCTGCCATACTCGTCAGAGTGGCCGAACACACGGAGCGTGATCTCCGCGTCCTCCGGGTCAAGAATCTTCCAACGGAGCACCCCGGCGGTGGTCGGGTCGATGGTAGTGGCAAAATTGTCGCCGAGGTCGATGGCGCTGCCGATGTCCGGGAGCGGAGAGGGAATGGAGCCCGGGCCGGAGACGAGATACTCATACCAACGGGACTGGATGCCCTGGACGCCGTGGTTGACATGCAGACCAAGCAGAGACTCGGCATCACGCGGCAGCGAAATGTAGTCCCGGTCGCCCATGTTGAAGTTGACCTTGAAAGTCATGCCTTTCCACTTGCCGGAATTGATCACGCGCTCGCGCACCTGATTGAGGTAGGACAGGAATTTCTCGGAATTGACATCCTCCGGGGTAACGTAGGAATACAAATTGGTCCGGGCGTCGGCGACGATCAGGTTCGAGGTCATGGAAAACCATAAGCCTCATCCTCCTAAGCTCAAGGGGGAGGATAGGAGCCAGCCAGATAGCCGGAAGTGCCTGACATATCCCCGGCGCTCGTGTTGCCAAAATTGAAGACTTTGGAGTAGATTGCCCACTGGGAAAAACAGGCGACCTCTTTGCCGTTTCCGCCGTTGGTTACCATTTCCCGTGCCCCCTCATTTTTCACAAGGTCTTCGGCAAGGATGGCGGCATTTTCTGACTCGGTTGGGTTTCCCCAAAGACGCAGCTCGGAGGCTTGGCCCCCATCGGTGCCTTGGAACCGCTCGATCAAGAAATAGAGGGTGTAAGTTCCTGGGTCGTACAAGAACCCTCCTCCCGCCGGAGAAGGATAAACGGATTCTGGGATTTCCTCGGGGGAGAAAAGTTCAAAGGACGCGGGACCAGGAGTAATCGACTGCCGTTCAACGTAGGAACCGCCGGTGTAGGAATTGACACTGAAAGTCTGCCTTAGGTAGAGGAGCCGTTCTTGATTTTTTGGGATAAACAAGAAGGGGCGCGGAGAAGAGTAGCAGCCTTCTCCGTCGATCGTAGAGGACGGATCAAGAGGCAGCACGAACAGATTTGAGCCGCCTTCCCCTCCTTGTGAATAGTAGGGGAGCGGGGGAAACCACGGCGCGACCTGTTCGTCAGCCGAGGGCGTTATGGGTTCTGCAAAGGAGCCAACTACCGTGAACGGAAATCCTGGAACCACTTTTGTTGTCGGACTTCCCGGTTTGAACTCGATCTGCTTGATGGCCTCAGAGACCAGCCCGCCAACTTTACTGATGATTACGTCTGCGCCTTCGGAGGTCATGGATTGATGGCGGTTGCGATTCGGGTAAAGGGAGCGGCAGTCACCGACGACAGGCCCGCTCCGGTTAGAGAGTCAGTGAAGGAAGTTACTTTAATCGGGAAATAAACATACCCCGGGATAGCTTTCCCCTCTTCGGTGTAAACACCAATCAAAGTGTAGGATTTGCTCACGGAATTAGTGATCGAAACTTCCGAGATGTCCGTCGCGTCAACCGGCCAGACAACCTCCCCGGGAGATCGGGGGTAAGGGTCATCCAAACCCTGCTGGAAGATTTGATTGGAGACTAAATCCGCCCGGATTTCCCATGTTCCTCCTCCAAGATCATGCTTGTAAAGCGACCAAACTTTCTCCAGAAAGACCGCTCCGCCGTTCGTTTGCCGGATCAACGATGGTCTGTTCTCGGAAAAAAGGGATCGACCCTGCAACTCCGGCTCAAGAAACACTCCGTCGTTTTGGCGGGAGCCGTCATAGCTGTCGGTGACGAACGGAACGATAAACACCCGGTCATTCATCACCTGCAACTGACCGGCATATTTCCACTCGTAGGTGGTGCCGGTGCCAAGCAAGCCTTGTTGCGGCTGAACCGTGATGTATTCGCCGACACGTTTTACCTGCGGTCCCGAAGGAGCGTCCATGATCTGCGCAACGCGCTGGTCAATCAGCTCGGATGCTTTCGCCAAAAGTCTTTCCTCCATGCTCATGCTAGAAACTCTCCATTGTTTACCCGGACGCTGCCGTCAGACACAAACGAGAACGTATCGAACACCATGTTGATCTGCGTCTCAAGCAGATGCCACAGGGCGGCCTCCTGCGCCTCCTCGCCCAACGAACCGTCGAGCGCGGCGACATCAGGGTCAGGTGAGGATGATGGTGACGTTGACTGATCCACGGTCTCCGGCGTCGTTGTATGCGGTGAATTGAAGGACCCAAGTCCCGATGTTCTGCGAGTGGTTGCCTGCGGACCCGGAGATTACCCCGGTGTCCGTGTCGAACACAAGTCCGGTCTCCGCAAGGAAGAAGTTAGGATTAATTGGGTGGGCAGGTCTCGATACTGTGCCGTCGTATGTCCAATACGTTGGGGAGTTGGACGCGGCGATTGTGATGTCGGCAATCGGGGCCGCGTTGTGTGCCCTCGAAAAACTCTGCGCGGCCGTGATGGTCGGCTTGGCCGTGTAGTTGATCGTGATCGGAACCGCGCCACGGTTGCCAGCGGCGTTGCCTGCCGTGATGTTGAGCACCCAGACGCGGCTGAGAAGATCGGTGCCGGAAGCGCCCCCCGAAATAAGGCCGGTGGAGGCGTTGAACGACAGCCCAGTCTGGATCGTGAAGAACGGGCTTCCGGCGTCCGGGGTGCTGGACACCGTGCTCTGGCTCCAAGTCGTTGGCGAATTGGTGGCAACTGGCTGGAAGGAAATCCCAAGCTCTCCTTCCTCGAAGGAGAACACCTGCGACGGAGACACAGTGGGCTTGGCGGCGTAGTTGAGGGTCAAGGTTTGCTCGACCGAGCCCGCGTCGTTGGCCACGGTCACCGTTGCGAGAATCGTCTCGCTCAGGTCTGGTGTCGGCGTGCCGGAAACAACCCCTGTGGTGGCGTTGATGCTGACCCCGGCCGGGAGCCCGTCAGCAGAGAATGTCAGCGATCCACCGGTGGCGTTGTAGTCGATGGCGCTCATCGCCGCGTCCTCAAGGATGGTGGCGGAGAAAGGCCCGTTCGAGAATACCGGAACCGCCAGGATGGTGGACATCTCCAAGACATTGGAAGTCAGAGCCCCGACCACCACTTTGATGTCATAGGCCGTCCCTGCTGTGAGGCCGGTGAACGTGTAGTCGTTGCCGGTCAGTCCCGTTGCTGTGGGGCTGCCCCACGATCCACCGTGCGCCCGGATGTAAACACTGGCGGTGCCGGAGGCCCCCGTGACCCAGGTAACGTGTGCGGTAGTGGCGGTGACCTCCAAAACCGAGGCCAAAAGGATCAGGGAGAGATCGGTGTAGTAGGGGTTGTAGATACGGATGCGGCGAGAGAAGTACCCGCCAAAACTAGGCCGGATGTCGAGCTTGCTGTCGATGTATTGAGGCCAGTCCGCCGGATAGGTCGGCGAGATGTATTGCCGGTAATCGTACCATTTATAGACCGGATGGTTCGTGCCTGAGTTCTCGAAAATCTCGAACCCTTGATGGAGAGTGGGGGGAATAGACACTTGAAGCAACGCCCCGTCCCAAGTGATCGGGGCGGGGATCATCACCTGTCCAACGGTAGTCACGTTCGGAACGGTCTTCGTCCATTGCTCATAGACGATGCCCACACAGGGACCATCATACGCCTGTCGCAGGTAGTTTGGCATGGTGATGGCCTTGCCGTAGCCTCCCTCCTGTAAAGGCGGACGAAACTGGCTGAACGGATTGGAGGCATTCAACACCGCAGGCCATGAATAGTTGACGATGATCGGGTATGGATCGCGGGTAGCCACTCCGCCCGATGCCGCACCGGCCAGTCCTTGCGCCTGCTTGACGGTTTTGATAGACCAAAGCGAGTTGACCGGCTGCACTTCCGCATACTCGCCCGAGTTGTCGATCTGTTGGCCTGGGGTTCCTGCGGGAACTTTTTCTTTGGAGTAGGTGTAGAGATTTCCGGTGTCCGGGTCGAACTCCTGCCCGGACAGGATCGCAGTCACGTCCTCCCACACCACCTGGACAACCACATAAAGGTTGTCGAGCTTGGCGATGTCCGACCTCGATTGCGTGGTGGCAACGATCTGGTAGTCGTCCGTGTCGATAAATTCCGGTGCCGTGTAAACGACGCCGCCCGCCGCGTACTCGTCACGGGGGATCAAGAAGGTCTGCTTGACTGTCGGGCGCTCCGCCGAGTCGTCGATTTCCCAGTTGTAGAGGTGCTGGTTTTCGCGGTCGGCCACATAGACCCACCGCTGAACTCCCTTGTCCCCGGGCTCGGCCCAGCAAAACTTGTGGTTCGGCCATTTGGCGGAGTTCGGATGGGGCGTCCCAAACTCCGGGTGAGTCGCATTGACCGCGACTTTGGTGTCCACGGTTTCAGAAACCAGCAAATCCCCGATCAGCGGGGTCACCGGCAGTTTTTGAACCGGTGTTGGGATCGGTGCGATGGGAAGTGGTGACGGCATGCTGGCTAGTCTAGCCGGATACCCATCCGCAAGCAAGTCTCCTTGAGCTTGGTCCGGAGGTCGTCCACGGTTCCGTCATTGAGGATCGAGGCATCCAAAACCAGCGGACTCACCCCTGCTTCGGATGCGTGCTCCATCTGCTCAAGGTTGGGACGCCCGATCTCGATAACGACACCTCCGAGCCGGTGGATAAGCTCCGCCTCATTATCAAAGCGGACATCATCACACACCACGTTGCCGCCTGCCCTGGTGATCGAGACCATCTGGCGGCGGGCCGCCCGGAGCCAGATGTCCGTGCCGACCATATTGCGGCCCCAGTCAGTCCCAAGGCTCTGGTAGCATTCCCGAACCGACTTGCCGCAAAGCTCGGGCGGTCGGGCATTCTTGTCAGTCTCATCGGTGAGAACCGCCAGCATCCGCTTCAACGGGGCTGCGAAGCTGCTTTTTGTCCATCCAGAGTTGGTGAGAATCTCTGCGGCGGTAGTTTTACCCGCTTGGGCCAGTCCGGTGAATGCGATAATCATGAGGGGCAGGTGGTTTGACGTTTCTCAGGCAGGGCGAGGCGTTTCGGTCGGCGCTTTCGGTAGCGAAAAGTGGCAGGGAGTTTGATGCAGCGCAACAAAGATGCGCTGAGAAAAGTCACAGGTTTCTCAAACGACACGCTTTGCTCAAGGCAGTAGCGAGTTGCGGCATCAACCATGATGGAGGGGCGGAGAGTCATACTACCAAAGGTTAAGAGTTAGTCCGAGTGCTTCGGCGCGTTGGGTTGCGGTTGCTTGCAGTGCATCACTAACTGTAAAACCTCTATAACCATGCACAGGGTCAATGATTAAAGCCAAATGATCGCAAAACTTGTCTCTAAGATTCCATTCTTTAGACCATGTTTGTTGCTCCAACTCATGCACCGCGTTGAGATCGTTGAAGTAGTCGGGTGGTGGAGCATAATAACCGTGCGGAGATAACCAGCCTAAACCACGTTTGTCAGGTTTCCACCTAGCAGCCTCCGCTAGCTTGATTCGTTTTTCTTCTTGTGTCATAGTGGTTGGTCGTCTATCCATACTACCACATAAACAGCTAATTAATGCTGTCAACCGTCTTCCTGGCGGCTCTTGAAGTAGGCGGCAACCTCCTGGACGATCTCCGCCGGAGCTTGTGCTGACCACGCCAGCAACTTGTTGGGGGCGATCTCGATGTCTTTGGTGACATCCACCCTGGCCACTCGCAGACAACGACCGGCATAATCCCTGTCCTCCATGCTCCCGTGCCATTCGTGGATGATCTTGCCGGGGATGTATCCGGTGGAGATTCCTTTGAAGTTCGATGCCCATTGATCGAACAGCGACCTGTCGGCCCCGAGATGGTTTTCCACCGACCTCCACATCGGCAGGTTGAGCATGGCCAGCGCCATAACGGTGTCCCCTCCCCCGGAGAGCGTGCGAGGAAACAGCCCACCGGCCTTGTCCCAGAGCGGCTTGCGCATAGCCCAGGCAAACCCTGGATGCGACTGCCATCGGTGGTCGAGACCTGCCATTGCCGAGCCTTGACGGTTGATCTCAACATCCCCGTCCGGGCCTACCCAACAGGCTGTGGTAAAAAGCTGCACGACATCATGCGTCTGGAGCCCCTGCTCCGTGGCCTTCACCCAATCAGGATTGGCGAACCAAATATCCGTGTCCAGCCATGCGATGTTATCGTACTCCGGCGGCACCATGGATGCCGCGAGGTTTATCGCCGCCTCCTTCTGCCACAACTTCTGTGTTTTTGGGTCGATCACGACGCGAGACCACTTCGGGTAGTCTTTGGTGGCGGGAGTTTGTCCGGGGAGCAGAAGTTCCACACCAAATACGGGGACTCCATCTCTGCGCATCTGCCGTAGGAACCGGAGAAGATTGGCCCGTGGGCGGGTGAACCCGGAAAAATTGAAATAGCAAGAGACCGCTGCAATCATGCCTTTTGTTACCGGGAACTCTGGCACATGGCAAGCAGGTCTTGCTTGACGAGTTCCAAGACTCCAAGGACTTCTGCAATGGTCACATCCGACTCCTGTCCGTAGCGTCGAAGGACGGCATGGATTTCAACCCGCAGCGCCTCGCTGCCGGAATGTGAGAAATTTTCCTGATCCAGATTATTGGGCACGGGAGCGCAGGTATTCGATGAGTTTGCCGTCTTTGCACCGGTGGGCGAGCACCGCGTTGTGGGTGAGCACCCAGGCCGCCATGCGAGGCGTCCAGTCCGGTATTTTGGGCACCAACCCTCCCGGTCGGCTATTGGCCCTGCTGAACCAGATGTGCGGCATCATGTGGGTGGCATTATGCACGAACCACATAATGTCTGGCGCGATGAAACAGTCGTAGGCAATCGCTTTCGTGACATCGGACGCGAAGAAATCAGGGCTCCATGAAAGCACATCGGGCGGATATACCGCCGCTCCGTTCATGATGTCGTAATACTCCACCCAGGCTCCCATGAAGGGTTGCGCAGCCTTGGTGTATTCCTCCTCCAGACGGGGAAGCCAGTCAGGAACCACGGGCACCACATCCGTTTCGAGAAGCAGCCAAGGACGAGGTTCTGCCATCCGGGCCATGTGGCGGGCGATGAACGCGAACACCCAGTTGTTGCTTCCGGGCCATTTGGCGGAGGTTTTCGGGATGAACTGATCGGTGGTGTTGGGGAACACTTTCCGGGCCAGCGCGAGCAAGTTCGCGTGGTTCAAAGGCAACGCCCCCTCATCAGTGAACAGGATCAGCTCATTGTCGAATGTGCGCCCCATCTCGCCCATCCAACGAAGCAGGTCTTCGCAGCGGTCGCGGTCGCGATCACAGTAAGCCAGGGCCAGCCGGAAAGGCGGGGGTGTCCAGACATACCCGTGCGGCGATGCTTTACGGCATGGCGGGTTGCGCTTGATGAGGTCCTGGCTTGGTGGTGGTGGTTTAGTAGGCATTGCCGGAAACGAGTTGATCCCACTCCTTGCGAACCTTGACCAGACCGCCCCAAGACCACCCTTGGCGGGCTACTTGAGCAGGCAGCGGGTCAGTGGCGGTATTGACCCAATGGAACGACTCGGGAAGGAAAGCGTGGCAAAACGCGCCCAAAGCATTGAACTCGCTGAACCGGCGGCCGGATAGTCCGGCGAACCATTTGGCCAGGTTCCCGCCGTGGTTGGAACTCAGATAGGCCCGGAACAGGGCATAGACGCTTCGTGGATAGACAAGCGGCTGGCGGCGCATGAACTCGAAGGGTGGGTCAAACCCGACCACTTCTCTCGTTATGTCACGCCACACCGCATCCGGCCCCAAATCCTCCCAAGGAGTCTTGATCATGGTAGGAAGACCGTTGAAAAACAGGTCGGCGGCGGGACGCAGCATCACGCAATCGGAATCCAGATGCACCACATACTCCGTATGCACCCACTGGTCGGCATGGAGCTTGGTGTATTGCTGGTCCATGTAGCCATCCTCATGCAAAGGGTTCAGCGTGTCGTAGGCCGCGCCAAACTCCTGTGCCAGGGGGTGAATTGCTTCGTGGCTGTCTTTCGGGCAGACCACAATGATAGGACTTTCCGGGGAAACCCTGCGGCAGGAGGTGAGGCAGTAATGCAGCCAGTCGGCGTCTTTGGCATAAGTGCGGATGAATATGGTGTGGCTCATTTCCTCACCAGCCAATCATATTGAGGGTCTGTTGACAAGCAATATGATGGGTGTCGCTGCATTGATGAGTAGCCGACATCCCGGAGGAACTTGCGAATTTCCTCCTTGGAAGTGGAGTTTGCGGCCAAAGCCCCCGAGTTGATCTCGATGAACAGCATGGGGAGCCTTTCCTCCAAGGTCTTGCGCATCCCCTTGAGGGCTTCAAGTTCCCACCCTTCCACGTCGATCTTGACGAAGTCCGGCTCCGGGAGACTCAGATCGTCGAGACGGGCGGCCCGGACTTTGATCTCCCCGGAAGCAGAGATGCGCGAAGCGCCGACATTGGGTGCCGGAGCAAAGGAAAGCTCCCCTTCGGAGGAAGATGCCGCCAGATTGAGGCACCTGGCCTCTGGGCAGTTGCGGGAAAGGCACTCGAAAGCCTCCGGGTTGGGCTCGATTGCCACCACACCAAAGCCTTCGTTGAGGTAGAACCTGGTGTGATCTCCGATGTTGGCCCCAACATCCCAAACGGTGTTGACTCCTTTGAGCCAGCCACGCATCAAATCGAAGAGCGCCACATCACAATCCAGACGGCCGTGCTCTTGCACCCATTTTGAGATGTGGGTGTCCTCGGCAATGATCCAGACTCCGAATGGTGTTTGCTCGATCATATTTTGGCGGGGAAGCCGCAAGCCACTCGCAGGTCTCCCATCGGGAAAGCGGGGCCGGGATCGTTTTTCCTGTCGGGAGCGATGTCATCATGCCCGACCACGTCGTCCAGATTGTATCGCTGGCAAAGTGCCTTCGCCACAGCAGCGCACGCGGCAATTTGGGCTTGCGTGTATGCTTCCCACTCGCACTCGGGGCCGCCGTTCTTATGACGGGCTTTGACCAAAGGCAGCTTGGACCACCGCTTTGCCAGGGAGGCGTTGTCTCCGGCGTTCGCCAGTTCGATACCGATGGAACAGGAGTTCAGGCCGGAAAATCCCTTCCATCTGGACTTCCCGGCATGTCCGCAGGTCTTGTTGAACGGGCGGCACTGAAAAACAGTTCCGTCGCGGTCAATGACAAGGTGGGCAGACGCGCCTTTGGCGGCGGGCGTTTGCCAGAAATTGATGCTGCTCTCCGCCGAAGCACCGGAGCTGAAGTGGATCACGAGAAACCGACGCACCGGCATCGCCGATCCGCCAAATATCTCGCGTCTCTTGGCTTCTTCGAGCCAGTGGTCCTTGGTGATGGTCATAAATTGCGGATGGAATAGAACACTCCGAACACTATGAGAGCAAAGCCGAGCATATACAGACCTGCAAGTGCCAGTCCGGTCATGGCGTCACTCCTTCTCGTGGTTGTTTGGCATCAAGCCGCCTGCCGATGGCAGCCAGCGGAACACCGATCTCAGGGTGTCCGGCAATGTCGGCAACCGCACCGTAAAGTTGCAGCCGCTCGCCGCGTGTGGTGCCGCAGGCGGTCAGGAGCAACGAGAGGAGTACGCAGAGTGACTTCATGGGTTTTCGGCGGCGTTTGGATTCAAAAGCATGAACTTGGGGATGTCCGCCGTCGTGCCGATGAGCAGCGGCGAAACAGCCAAGTCGCCGGGGGAAACCTCGGCAGAGGGGATGCGCAGGAGCAGGCGCAGCCCGCCAGCCGCGAGGGCTTTATGGACGAGTTCGGAGCAGAACCACTTCCCATTGTCACGGGCAGGGCGTTTGGAGACAAACCGGGCGACGCTCCAGTAGTCGTAGGGCATGCCGAGTTGAGCATGGGCGAAATCGAGCGCGATGCGCCACGTTAGAGGGTCAGCGCCGACCACATCGAACAAATCGACGTTTGCCCATTCTTCTGGCGAATACTCATGCACGCGCACGCCCTTGAACTCGCGGCTTTCGATCACCGTTCGCTCGGTGTGTGGTAGCAGGATGGCCGCATGCGAGTAGATGGAGCGGGTTTGCCACTGGATGAGTTTGGAGACGGCCCCCGAACCGCGAAACAAGGCTACTTTGGGGGTGGGAGTCATAGCAGGGAAAAGTAGATGTTTTGCGGGCATTCGCACCAACGCCGCGCCGTAGGATCGTAGAAATCAATACCTTGTCCAGAAACAATCCAGACATAAACGTGGCGTTCAGCCTCTTGGAATCTGCTGGGAGGGTCTGCAAACACGATGCCTAGGGCGAGAGAGCAGCCCTCGTTAGCTGCCTTGCGTTGGGCTGAATCAATCAGACTGCGTGCTTCGTCTTCGCATTCCCACCGGTCCTTTTGCCAAGGAGAAAAGCTCTTTTCGCTGGCCTCCTCCACATCCTTGACTGTCGCCAAGGCCATTGTCTGCTTTGTCCAATATGCCTTGAAGTTGCTTTGCTTGTTCTCAGCAATCCGCTTGTCTAGCAGCATCCTCACCGTCTCCACATCGAGCTTCCGACGCGGGACAGGCGGCTGCTTTTTGCGGAAGGGCCAGATCATCAAGCAGCAACGCGTGAACGAAGATGAATGCGCGTCGTCTCGTTTCGCGGGATGTCGTCGGGAAACTGCGCGTTCACAGCGGCCCTCGGCATCTTCGGACAATCATCGCAGGCACCATATCCGGCGTCAACATTTATGCCGTGCATGACCCCGTTCTCCATGCGGCCAATCCCAAGAATCGTGCGGCCGTTACGGGCGCGGAAGATCAGCCGGAAATGCTCGCCCTTGGTGTTCGCCTCGGTGACACATCGCCGGACACGCTCGATCTCCTCGGGAGCGAGAGCATTCTCAAAATCGGAATAACGGCCGCGAAAAGTTTTGGGGTTGACTCCGTAGAGGTCAAACAGCGACGGCTGCCACCACAGTTCATCGGTGGCCTCGACCCATTCCCACGCGCCCGCGCCGGACAAGGCCAAGGCTTGTGTAAGACGGAATCGCTCGCGCCGGAGTATCTGCTCCAGCTCTGCAATGCGGGCATCGTAGGGGGGAGGAGGTGTCATGGCTTCGGGTTGGATAAGAACCATGACAGAAACGCCTGGACAGCCTGGAGAGACGCGACGGCAGTGAACCCGCCGATGATTGCCCATTTGTAGCTTTCCAGCTTGGTGACTCGCTCGCCGAGTTTTTCCACTTCGCTGATCGGGGCCAGCACCGAAACACGGGCTGCCAGATGGTCGATGGACGACGACAGCTTGGCAAGGTCGGCATGCAGCCGGTTGTCCCTCTCGCGGCGAAGTCGTTCAAGTTCGTCTTCTATGCTCTCTCCCATGGCTTTAGCGGTTGTCGTAAGTGATGGTGCCGTTTTGGTTCGTGATCGTCGAGCCTGAGTGGGCGGTCACGATGAGGCCGTCGTTTGTGACCATGACGAGGTAATGGTCCGTGACGATGCCTCCGCTGGCGTTGGTGGTGACGGTTCCGTTGTTGGAGTCGATCGTGCCGTTGTTGGTGGTGACGGTGCCGACGTTGGTGGTGACAGTGCCGTTGTTGGAGTCGATCGTGCCGTTGTTGGTGGTGACGGTGCCGTTGGTGGTGGTGACGGTGCCGTTGTTGGTCGTGATGGTCCCAACATTGTCACCCACGAGGCCGTAGTTATCGGAAACTAAGCCAGAGCTTGAGTTGGTCGCAATAGAGGCACCACTGGAATTTGTCGTGACAGTGCCGTTGTTGGTGGTGACGGTGCCGACGTTGGTGGTGACAGTGCCGTTGTTGGAGTCGATCGTGCCGTTGTTGGTGGTGACGGTGCCGTTGGTGGTGGTGACGGTGCCGTTGTTGGTCGTGATGG